TAATCGAAGGGAGGTATTAACCCTGAACTTAACATGCTCTTTAAATCTAAGCAGTAAACCCCTACGTGTTTGACACTTCCGAAAGAAACTAACGTGACCGCATCCCCTGAAGCAGCCCTATTGGAAATTGCCAAAGTGCCTGAAGGTGGGCCTATCCCTAAGGATGCGCTTGACAGGACTAATGACCCTAACTCGTGGTTACTATTCGAAAGTAAAGAAAGTCCTTGTAGCTGGGAAACCGATGATGGGCTAACACGTATGAATCCATCTTTATCAATTATCGCGTCCTTATTAAACACCCCGGACACTATGCTTGAGTAAACTAGGTTTTCATCTTTATCGTGAAGTTTGTAGATAGCTCCTCCTGAAGGAGCATAAGCACCTACCTTATTCCAAATAGCACTTAGTTGGGAATCCAGGATAGCGTTGGCATAATGCCCAGAATCAGGCAACGCACTCGCATACTGATAATCCGACAAGTTCGTGGATAAAGTGGATCCTCGCTCTAACCTAGTATCCAAAGGCGACGGGTCATTAGGCACCGAGTTATAAGTGGAAATAAACTGACCATAAGTAGCAGACACAACATAAGAGGAGGCTCCACTTGCAACGTCAGAACCGTAGTTTATGATATTCAAAAATCCCGAATCGTAAGAGCTAGCACCTGATACAGATTCACCGTCTACGTATTGAGTTGAAGAGACCGCATGTGCGTGCTGGACAAACCCTCCCGCATCTTTCCCAAAAGTAACAGCTTGGAATGTGTAGTTGGATGTATCAAGAATAGAGCTAACTGACGGTAAATCAGCCAAAGCCGGGTTTACCGTCAAAATATCAGTTAAAACTTCTCCGAATCCTTGAACAAACATTATACTGGAATAATCGTCATGGCGCTGCGGTTATTTTCAGCGGAGCGCGACGCTGTTATCAGTGCATTAGGCAATCGATAATCAATCCTAGATCCACCTTCAGACTCCATTATAGTCGCAGTCTTAAGCTTGTCCCTGCTAGCATAAGCGGTTGCAGCATTCTTGCCTGCGAGATTATTGAAATGCTTAAATATGTCGAATATGTCTTGATTGGTAAGCTCCACGCGATACTCTAAGCAACCCTTCGCTAGATCCTCAAGTTTACACAACGGATCACTGAGAGTTCCGGCTGCAAAGATTTCTGAAAGCTTCTTCATAGTGAGATCTTGGACCTTAACAGTATCAACCAGCATAAACTCATTAGCTTGAGCGCCTGGAGTCATAAAGACCTCAATCACATAATTTTGATTTAACCTATGCAATTGGTTGTAAGTTTTCTGGTAGTCGCCAGGAAGCCTAATGTCTCGGTTGCGAGTATTGAAGGAGACCTGGAAGTCTTCAAAACTGCTGGCGGCTAGTCCAAAAATAGGCGAAGTCGGGGTTGAAGATACTTGAGTTAGGCAAGCGTAATTAGTTGAGGTTGTGGGTTGAGAAGCTGTGTTTGATTTTAACTCTAACCTCTTAATGTGAGAGTAAGTCTCTAGTAATTCCTTTCTGGATATTAATTGATTATGTTGGACCCACTTGCCATCGGGTGTGAAACTCCACATCTGACCACTCTCAGGCTTGGTATGAATCCAGATACCCACGCTCTTACCGCCGGTAGTAGTGCCCGAATCCCTACCGATTAAACTATTTAAGTTAACTTTAAAGTCGTGTTCGGGTGATAAGAAGTTGGTCGCCACCGGGTAAGTAGAGTCAGCGGCATATTTTGAAATGTCAAAACGTAATCTGGTTGCCGCGCCGTCACCAGATCTCATTAGTGCAAATGTATTATCAAACAAGAAGGGATCATCGTAGGAGTTCCTCTGAGACCCTGGAATCCTGACAATAGAGAATGATGCACCGTCATCAATTCCCGAGGTTAGAACCAACTCTACGGCCTCTAGAACGCCAGAGGAAACCCTCTCAACAGCCCCTACATACATATCTGAATCGCTAGAGGCTGCAAATGAAGTAGTGCCCGTAAAAGGCTCGCTGGTTACGGTAATAGAAGGTGTCGCGGAAAAGGAAGTAGCAATTAAAGTTTTTGCACTACCAAGATCCTCGAAATCGTGGTTGTAGAGAAGTGGCCCGAACGTGTGAGAGAATATGTTCGCACCATCTTTATTTTGAATATCCTCGCTCAACCTGTGCCACTTAAAGTTGTCCACGTAGATTTTATATAGTCGGTGAAGATCTCTACCAAACTCGAAGTAGTAGTAGTCATCGACTGAGGCTGGGAATGTATACCCAGCACTGGCATCATTAGTTGCGCTCGCGGTATATGATCTGAAATCACCATCTATTAGTGCTTGAACTCTCTCAGTCTCTGAGAGTAAGAATGATAAAATTTCAGGATCAATTAAACCTGACGGGTTAGTAGGATCACTAAGAGTTTCATTTAACTCATCCAAGTATGACTGTAGGCCAGATAATGATCCGCTATTATCGATAAAAGATTTTAAACTCTTCTGCCTCTCCGCTATCCTATGCATAGCAGCATAAATACCGGGAAGTTGACCACGATCAGTAGTTCTGTCGCTATTTTGCTGCATTACCCCAACTTTACCTCTAACGTTCTGAGTATTGCTCACATCATACTCATAGTAGGTATTGTTAGAGTTAAGGTTTTCACACTGAGCCCATATTGGGGGTAAGTTAATGACACTGCTGACTGGGGTAAATGTTTGAGAGCTTGGATTTAACCCTAAAGTAATCCCGCTGAGGCCAGAAGCGTTCATCCCAAACGAGACTGGCATATTAAACCCAGTCCTATCATGATACCCAGCAAAGGGCATTACCTTCTCGTATGACCTTCTTCTTGAAGTATTTCGAGGAACAGACCCTATACTAACTACGTCAACCAACTCAGGAGACACAAGCGATTGTGTGGCTGATCTTCCAATGACATTCCCGTCAGTATTAATACCCCTCTTATAGGTGTCAAGGAAAATACCAGAAGCGAAATTATTAGATCCAGCCGCAACTTCAAGCTCCGAACTATCTAAGTAAACGTGAGGTAGTGAGCTAGCTTCGAAACTAAGGTAATCAGGAGCCGCAGATACCTCTAATGTAATCAAAGGGATTGAGTGCGCTGGTGCAAATTTACCAACGGCCTGTGAAACAAATTTTAAAGCATCTCCACTATCCGTTGTATCCAAGTTAGCCTTATTAAAATCAAATTCTGATGAATCTAATACTAGCTTAAAGTGAGATGACTTACCCGACCATAGGGATGCGTACTCAAACTTCTTATCGTTAAGGTTTCTGATAAGGTTGTCGAGGTTTGGCGGAGCATTATAACCTGATGTGAAAATTAACCAAGACCCTAGCCTAGGCTCATCATCTTTATCGAGTGTGTTTGTAGTTATGTAGGAACTAACATCTAAAGCGAAATCATTCCCAACACCAAAACAAGCTAAACGGTCGGTTAGGAATGCGACCATATCAGCGTCTAACTCAGTGTTGACATAGTATGGGTATTCTTCAAATGGTGGGATAGTATAATCTCTACCCCTATAATTAAATACACCTTTAAATTCAGCCAACCATGTGCTAAGTGGGAATTTATCAGGGAACTGCACAATTGTGTCCAGCAGTATCTTATCAACTGAGAGCCTGATATTATCATCCATACTGGACGTACAGTACTTCTCAACGTCCATACTAGCAGCTAAAGCAGGGGTCCAAGTACTGAAGTCTTTAAAGAACGGAGACTCGGTAGCCAATGAGTAGTAAATCAAGTAGGGGACATAAGACTCCCAAAGCTCAGATAATCTACCCTCAATTGGAAAACTGTTTTTAGGGAAGATGGTGTTTACTGTGCTTTGAATAGCTTTCTTAGTCCCCACCGCCTTATAAATAGATACTGCATTCCTTAGTTGCAATCTCCACCTTTCAGGGTTATTGCCAAACAGGTCCCATCCTATAAGCTGTGCGACTAAAGGTAAGTACTCATCAGGACAATCATCAAGATCGTAGAGAGTGGAGATTTCCTCAGTATCGTTATTAATATCAAAAGCAAAGAACGATAACGCCCTAATCAATCTAGCAAAAGGTCCATCCTCGATTTTAATGGCGCTCTTAAGGTTGCTCTCGATATAGGTATCAAACTTATCTCTAACCCTAAAGTCAGAAGAGTCTGCGTACAGAGGCGAGTAGATGACCTCATTCCAGGTTTTAAGCTTGTCTAGTTGCTGTGTGCCGCTCAGATCTGAGCGAGTCCCAGATGTAAACAAGGCAGATGGGTAGTAAGCTGATGAAGCATTCCTCCAAACATGCTCAGTTATCCCGTTAATCCCATCCTTCAGCTTGACGGGGTTGCCCACATAAAGACTGCTTACTAGTAACTCCTTAACATAGGATGAGGGGCTGAATGACTGCCCTGATGTATTAAGGAAATACATCCAAGACAAATTAGAAATTAAATAGTTATGGATCGCTGAGGTGTCACCTAACGCTGCGAACCTAGTTTTATCAGGAGTGTTAAGTACTATTGAGGAGAGTAAAGTGTCATCTACGTAATTTGAAAAAGCTTCCTGATCTTTAAAGTCTTTAAATTTTACGTCAAAATAAGATAAAATATTATCTTCAAAGTTTTGAGTTGTGATATTAGTTAAGTTATTTTGCTTTACAAAGTATGGAGCTATCCCTTGAGTGGTGTTAATACTACTAAAGGAAGTATTTGCAACTGCGCTAACATTTATTAATGAAGTGAAATTAGCAGCAATATCAATATGGCTATTGATAATGGTATCCACTAAATCATCAGACTTAGGTGTCCCTGAAACATCATCCTCATACAGGTAACCTGGGAGGATGAACTTTAGAGCCTCTGAGTAGTTTCTTTGAAAGAAGTTTTGATTCCTTAAATAAGTCTTACCCGACATTAAATGTACTCTACTCTTATAGCTAGGTTATTTAGCTGGACAATTTCATTGAAGCCTACTTTAATAGGAGATTCAACGTTACTAACCTCTGCGTATCTAATGTTTGTTTCATCAGCTAATAAAACTCTTATTAGATCCTGAGGTATAAAGGACTCCCCAAACTCTACATTATCAAAGCCCATGTAGTTTAAGATGGAGTTTCTAGCGGACTGTATAAGTATGCTCTCACTTCTTCTAAATTTCTCATCAACGTTCAGAGTAACCACAAGGTCCAACGTTCTAATTAAACCATCAACTACTACAACCTCATCTGTTAGCATCTTCTTGGACTCTAGAGATTCCAGAAGCTGACGTTTGTACTCTTGAGTGGCCTTCCTAAGCTGCGTATCCGAGGCTCTCTCTAAAACAAAGAGATCAACAATATTAGCAGAAGAGAAAGCCCTACGAACGACGGCAGTAGCCTTACCAGTCGAACCATAATTAGACGCAAATCTATTTGCAAAAGCCTTGAAATCCTCTAACGTTACAAGCCTATCTTGAGTCCTGAAGTATAAAGGGGCATATCTTTTTGCTTGGGCTACTGACTCAGCCTCTCTACCTCCGGTTCCCAGGCTGGTATTTTCCACTGTAAGCGTCACAGTCTCACTAGCAGCACTCGTGGAGGAGTTACCAGCTATTTGAGCGTTGATAGCACCCTCTGCAATATTACCCCTACTACCACCACCTACACGGTAAGTAACAACGTAATTGTCACCTATTGCAGGAGATCTGCCAATACTATCATCTCCAAAAAGAATAGAGGCTTTGAAATTCTGATCAGTTGTTACTTGGAAGACCCTATCACTCCCACCCGAGGCAAAATAGATATTATCCTCCTCAGTATACACGCCTTCAGTATTCGTGCTACCAGTCAAATATACTTGAGCACTCTTCTCAACATAAGGAGACTCAGAAAGCTCTATCGATTTAATTTCAGAAGGGGATGTAAATGTTCCGGTCTCAACAACTAAAGCCCCTTCAAGAAGGACCGCGTCAGTTACTAATACGTTTCTACCACTAGCAGTTACAGAAAACTCTAGATCCTCTGAGGAGTCTGTGAGATCCACCGTGCCATTATTATTTACTTTGTACAGAGTATAACTTAAAGTCCCACCATCTTCAGGGGACGTAATGGATAGCACGCGGTTAGCCGCTGATACCGTTAATGTGGTAGGGTCGGGAACAGTATCACCAGCAGTATATGCCAACGAGGCGTTTGCTGCTGCTGAAATAGGACCCTTCATCCTTACCCCCACTAGCTCCAAAAGCCTCTTAACACTATCGCGGCTGCGGGCAGTTCCTATGTAGTTCTCGTTGGCTAGGTAATCAGACTTGTTGGACTGAATGTGACCAACTGCTGCCATCATCTCTAACAAAAGCATCCCGAAATCGGAGCTTTCAAAGTTGTTATAGTCTAATGGAAATGTTGCCTTGATGTAGTCAATTAAGTTTTGACGTAAGGTCTCAAAGTCCGAAGCACTGAAATCAATGAGCTTTACCTTGTCCGTAATATTTGAAGGTAATAACTTCAAGAAATCCGATTCAACTGTCCCCGAAAAAGCTACCATTAAATTCTAACTCCAATATTAAAAGCTGACGCAATAGAATCCCTAACAGAGCAGAATAAATTAACCTTTAATTGCCCAGTCCTCGTTTCAAAAGCCTGAACTTTGCCTACGGAAACGGTTCTAAGATATCTACGTATCGCGGTAACAACCTCCTCTTTTATCAGAGAAAACAGAGCCTCATCTAAGGGTTCCATGAGGAATTTTCTAAGATTACACCCTAAGTCAGGACGCATAAACCTCTCGCCTCTTTGAGTTTTAATTAAAGAGGTGAGGTTAGACTTGATTAGATCAAGGTTGGATGCTTTACTAAAGTACCCGTTTTTAGGATTAAGAGGGACTGGGTAAGCAAGCCCTTGAAACTTAGGATCCTCCAGCGAGGTGGGTCTTTTAAGTAAACGAGGAGTTACTGTGCCGTAAGTTGTTACGTTAGTTGAAATTGCCATTTTAATCTAAATCTATGTTCTTAAAGAACTTTTGAGTAGCATTGTAATTATTTAGGACTTCACTATCCTCTAGAGGTCTACTATAGAATCGAGTGCATCCCAAATAGCCTCGCAAACCACTAATCTTTCCGTTGTATTCCCCACCCATGAAGTTACCATTGGGGTTGCCATCAGTATATCCACCCCCTAGAATCCAAGGAGTAAAGAAGGCATCCAGTCTAGGTCCTGCCTTTGCAGCATCAACAGAGGCGGCATTTACACTAGACGAGTCATATCTGAATGAATTATTTTGGAATACTGAGGGAGTTTTAAATACCTCCCCAACTGTCGCAGTGCCAAACACACTACGGTAGCTAGAAGTGCTTATATTGACGCCGTCAAGATATACCTTAATTGAATCTTCTAAGGGGTTAACCGTAAGGGATAAATGGCAGAACTCACTCTCACAGCTTGAAAGTGATTTACCGTTAATGGACTGGAAGACAGGGACTTTAAGCCCTCTCCAAGCAGTTCTGTTACAATTGGTATCACGGTCAGCTATGAAACCGGCGCTAGATGAGTCGTAGGATTGAGTAGGAGCCAACACTAAAACTGCTTGATTTCCTGGGTTATCAGCGGCAGCGTTGCTTGGTAATTCATTCTGAGTAAACCTCCTGTCTATCGTGAATCCATAAACTAAACCCCTAACAATGCCTGTTCCCTCATCCTTGTCTAAGTTGTTAATATCAGCTTGAGGAGTTTTACTATCATTTATTCCTGTATTCTCATTGGCTAAGATCAAACGGTATAGTGCTGATGTAGCTGCGTTACCAACCGTGTATCCATCCGAGACACTGCTCAAATTAGGGGCATGTATCCAGGTTTCAAAAGATGCGCCCTTAGTGTTGTAGAATATATCTTGAAGATCACTTTGTTGCGGTAATTTAACATAACTCCCCATTGAACTTACGATAGCATTATCAGAGGAATTTAATTCGCAGAGGCCCTCAAGATTAGCCAAGCCCAAACCCTTATTGAAAACAGAAGACGGAGTGCCTACAATCTGACCATTGTTAGACTTTCCGAGCTTGCTAGAGTTTCGTAGGCCGTAAGCTATACCAGATGTATCACTAAATTCAACTGTTAGGTAGTTATACAAGGCTACTAGACCATCATCGACAATCCTAGTATTCACTTGCAGAGTTGGGGCAGATGAAGCAGGCGCATCAGATAGAATTTCACCCTTGGCCACATTTGCTAGCAGGATATGATCAAGGAATATCGAGT